TTGTTCGTTTTCTTGTGGTTCGCTATACATCATATAGTCATGAACTGAACCAATCATTTCTTTTGCTGCTGCAATTTTAGATTGAACCCATGGCTCAATGTGATGATCAGCGGGCATATTAGCGAGCAAGTGCATAACTTTATTAGCAATTGCTTTCAACTCTGTGCGGACCATATCGATTTCGTCCTGAGTATCATCTGTTTTGTTTTTAGCAATATCAGTTGAGCCTAATAATGGTTGTGCTAAATCCTCAGTAACTTCTTCGTTCTGCTTTGCATAATAAGCAGCGAGAGCCATTTGCTTACGCTTCTCTTTTGATTTACCAGCAAACTTAGGATTCTTTGAGTGAACGAAATCGTGGATTGTTTCGCCAGCTGTTGTTGACTTTGTAAGCTTCTCATCGAGAGCTTCTTCTTTCACAATACCTTTGTGTTTAGTATCGTGAACTTTGTAACCAGCTTTGTGGTGAGAAACTTGAGCATTGAAAACAGCAGCATGTTTGTCTTTTGCTTTGATATGAACCATTTTCTTTTCTTTTGCGCCCTCACCCTTAGAAACAGTAACTTCTACTTTGTGAGTTGGCATATCGAAATTAGAATGAGGATCGTTAGCATAAGAACCTTTTGGATTCTTTGCTCTATTAGCAGCTGCTTTTTGTTTCATTGACATTGCTTCGTCAATGTCTTTTTCGTTGATTTTTTTAGCTGACCAGCATTCTGCTATTCCATGTACAGGGCATTCTACGCCTTGAGCTGACTCATTGCACTTAGCTTCTTCAACTTCTTTTGCTTCTTTAACAGGTGCAGTTCTATTTGGTTCAAAATAAGCTTTTTCTGCTTCAGCTTCTTTATTACCCATACGAGAATTTTGAGGAGTGTCGAGAGAATAAGGAATATTTTTACCTGTAAACATCGCCTCATTGTCATGAGGATACTCATGTTTCTGATGAACATGTAAAGCAAGAAATTTTTGCTCGTCTCCAGCTTTTGGTTCAAGACCAACACCTGGCTCGTCTTTAAAACTTCCTGAAACTGTTTTAGCAGATTTAATACCTGCTAGAATATCTTTAAGTGGTTTGGCCATCAGTTGGTTCCTCTATTTCTAATTCTTCTTCACTATTTATTTCTTCTTCGTTTTGATCGGTAAACATTGACATAGCAACTTCAATTTTCTTAACATCAACTGCTTGAGCAATTCTATCAGAAATAAGAGTATTGAAAGCATTTTGAAATTCAATTGGTTTTTGATCATAAGCTAGTGAAATAAGATCTTGTGTTGTGATATTATCCATTTTTTATCTCCAATTATTTATTTTTGGCGAGTATTTGAGTAGCAGATTTGAATTTAGCCTCATCAGAAAGCGATCTATTCTTTTTCTTTGAAAGAAGATTATATTCTGCTTTGGCTTTTTGAAGCTTTCTAACTTTTTCATCTGTCTCTGGCGTAGCGTCTGTGTCCTCATCATTTGCTAATGGATTTTGTTCCGTATCGCCCTCTGGCGGCTGCATACCATCCATCTGTTGCTGCATCATTTCGTTTTGCTGCAACTGAGTATTAATCCAGCGTGGATCGCCTGATTCATTTTCCTCACTAATTTCTTTATCCTGTTCTTCAATATCATCATCATTTTGTTTGAGAATATTTTTACGTAACCATTCTTGTGAGTAATACTTACCAACCATATCTTGCATATTACGAGCAAGATTAATACGGTTATCAAGAATTTCACCTTCTTTAAGTTCGTTGAAATAATTATCTTTTTCAAAGTCATAACGAAAATCAGGTGCGATATTATTGAAGTCTTCAATCGTCATAATTTGTTTTAACACTAATTGCTTTTCAAGCATCTTAGTAAACAAAACAGCGAACTTATTACGCAAACGCGCAACGAATCTTGCAAACTTCAATTCATCACGAGTAACTTCAGTTGCGCGACCTAATGAAAACAATGCGTCAGAATTAAGACGATTGATAGGAACGTTTAATGTTCCATAAAATTTCTTTTGGAAATATAATACGTCATCCATCTGACCGAGTGTTTGACCGCCTGGAAGTGTAGTAACTTCTGTACCCTTACCACCATCACGACGAGGCAACCAGTAATCTTCAAGCATTGTCATGAACTTACGGTCATCACGAACCTGACCAGAGTCAGCATCATAGATAAGACGATTCTTATGTTTTACCATAATGTCACGAACGTATTGTTCGGCTTTCATCTTAGGAAGATTACCAACGTCAATATACCAAATACGACGTTCGGGCGCGCGAGCAAGGCGATAGATAACTAATGCGTCTTCAAGTGTACGTAACTGGTTCAAAGCTTTAATAGCCTTATGAAGATACGAAAGAACCATAGTTCCGTTTGTATCAGTCAAACCAGAAGTAACATGAAGGATTGAATCTTTAGCGATCCTTAAACCATTTGTAGCAGGTCCAACTGTTTTGTTACCATAGTTGAAACCTTTGTCGTTAAAAATGTAATACTCATTTTGAGTTTTGGTGATAACAGCTTCGCCGCCTTCACCGCCTTTAACTCTTTTCTTTACAATTTCACGAACTTTTCTAATTTTGCGTGGGTCAATATAACGAATTTCTTTGATACCAGCTTTAGGATCTTTATCATCGATAATGACATGGTAATATAAACGACCATCAACATACCAACGGCGATAAATTTCGTAGGCATACCTACGAAAATCTAAAATGTTAATAATATTATCGAATTCTTCATGAATAACTTTTTTAAGTCTATCTTGAATTTTAAGATTATCGAGATTGATTTTTACAATATCTTTTTCATCAACAGCCATCGTTTCATTAACGATTTCATCAACGGCTGCATCACACTCAGGTTGTAACGCCATTTCACGGTATTTTGTAACCAGTTCCGCTTCTGTTCTAACTGTGCCGTCGAGGTCAACGTAAGTACCATAACTACCACCAGCAGCAACAACGACTGCACCATCTTCAGTTTCTTTTGGAGCGAAAGATGGTGCTAAGTCTGTTACAACTTTACGTTTAAACTCGAACCCGAATAATTCTGCCATTTATTTTCCTTCAATATGGGGAGGAATTCCTCCCCGCCATAATTCATTTATATGTTTAAAATTAAGCTGTCGGATTGTTTGATTCTACATCATAGATTGTAGGATTCAAACCGCCGTTTTGAACTGTGTAATTGGTTTGATTTGGGATCCAATAATCATAAGCGAATGTTACTGGGAACACTTCGATCTGATTTTGATTATCCCAATCTAAACCAATAGCGCCAATATCTGTTGGATAAGCGCCAATCAATTGATAGCTAGCGATAATGCTACCGCCTTTACCATATTGAAACACTTCAATAGTTTGTTTATAGCTTTGACCTGGAGGTTGTGTACCACCTGTAGGTGTTGTAGCGACAGCGTTTTCTGAAATGAAACCTGGATCTCTAATATTACCAATAAATTCGTTGATACCATTTTGCCATCCTTCGATCATTGATCTTACGGCAAAATCTTCATCGTTCATTATTGTAACATTCCAATCAGCAAATGTTCTATCGCCAGCAATTTTAATTCTACGACCGAAGTAAGGTACTTCGATAGTTCCTATCGTAGCAGCTGGAAGTTCAGCTGCACGACAAGAGAAAGAAAACTTTTGAGATATATTTTGACCTACATTTAAAGCTGGAGGCACTGTAAGTTGAACGCTGAAAAGCGAGGAACGAGCGCCACCAAGAGCCAAACCATTACTTTTGAACCCGTCAATATTAAAACCTGAAATAGCCATCTATTTTACTCCCTTTGAGTTTTATCTATTTATCAATATTGACCGATAACTTCTGTGAACTGAACGCCAGTAGCAACAGCCACAAAATTCAACTGGATAAAGTTAATTGAACGAGATGGTTTGATATAGATATCACACCAAAATTGGTTTTTATCAATTCTTTGAGGAGTGTTGTTTGTTTCATCGCAAACAACGTAGAAATCAGTAATACCGCGACGAGCTTGTACATCTTTCAAGTATGGAGTAATTAAGTTAACAAAATTTGATCTTGTAAACGCATCATTAAACTCGAACAATGTATAATCAGAAGCAGATTTAATAGCTTGTTCAATTGCGATAAACAATCTACGAACATTAATACGATCAAAAGCGCTAGGTCTAGAGGTAAGTGTTTTATCTCCAAACAAAATAGTCCCTTGACCATTAAATGTCACAACTGGGTTGATAGAGCTAGAATACAAGTAATCTCTATCAGTTGCAGAAGGATTGTAACGCATTCTAACAACGTTCTTAATTTGACCGCGATTAAAACCAGCTGGAGACCACCATGGATCATTTGAAAGGTCAGTAGCCACGCAAAGACCAGCAACATCGCCGTTTGTCGGAATGTAACGATAAACATCATTATAGCGGTCGTATTGATATTTGTAACCAGAGTCAACAACTGCATAAGTAGACGAATGAAGTGTATTTCTCCAAGTTACAAGAGCTGTTGACTCAACGCCTTTGTTTCCTGCGACGATAGCATCATCTGGAGTAATAAACACAACGCAATCCTGACGAGTTGTTGCGATATTATCAATAAGCCAGTTAGCCAAATTGAAGTTGTTTGCTGTGATAGCACCAACAGAGCTGCCAGTATATGTTCCGCCGATTGGCTTACCTTGAAGAAGAAGGCTGATAGCAACATCAGAAGGATTTGTATACAATGAGTAGCCAGAAGCAATAGTTGCAAGAGAAACATTACCTTCAGGAGCTCCATCTTGTCCGTTTATGAAGGACAAGTTAATTGGAGCAACGTTGGAACTTGTAACGATGTTTGCAGCATTTGCAGAATTTGCTGTTCCATCTGGACGATCATTAAGAACCCAAATATAATTTGATTGGTTGTTAATAACTGTTTTATAGTATAATGTTTGACCGCTATTATCTAAAGCGTCTGTAGCGCGAGAAACGTTGGTATATGTTTCAACGATAGCGCCTGGAGTACCAGTAAACTCTCCGTTTTCGTCAATAACAACGACGTGCATGCAGTCAACTGGTGTGTTTGCCGTATTAGAAGCCCAGTTAACAGTGTTACCATTTGCACGAACATAGCCAGAACTTGAAGGTGGAACGTTAATGATATTTTGATACTGCCAATAACGCTGTAAATTACAAACAGTCGTATTACCGTTCATTGTGTTACTGAGAGTATAATCTGTTGCATTTTTATATGGAGAAGTGAAATAAATTTGAACAGATGAAACTGAAGAGTTTGAAATGTATGGACCAATTGCTTGAATTGTTTGGTATTGGTAACCGATTGAACTGTTACCAGTAACCATAATATCACCAACAGCAAATTCGCTAGCAACTGTTTGAATCCAACTGTTTGAAGCTTGAACGTTGGCAGTGTTAGAAATTGCGGTGATAGTTCCATAGTAGTTGCCAAAATGAATAATAAACGAAGCTGAAATTGTACCAGTTACTGTATTACCGATTGAGGCTGAATCTTGAATGTTTACGTTAGAGCTATATTGGCTTGGATTATCGCAAACAGCAACTTTAAGAGAGTTACCGATAGCTCCTGGGAATTTTGCAAGGAACATAGTGCTTGTGTCAAACGACCAGTTGTTTGCTTTCTTATTAGCAAAATCAACTTCGTTTAAAACAACCAAAGATGAAGCATTAGTAATAGCTTGAGTGTTGCCGATAGCGTTCAAAGCTGCGTTTGCATCACTAGAAGTTGTGTTGGCTGCGCGAACAACATAAAGGCTATTTCCATAAGAGAGGAAGTTAGCAGCAGTAAAAAATGTTTCGGCGTTGTTTGAATTCGGTTGTCCAAAGGTATTAACCAATTGAGATTCGCTGCCAATAAGCACGCGCTCGCCAACTGGACCCCAAGGAAAAATACCAGCAATCGCACCAGTTGTCGTGCCAAGTGTTGGCACAACCGTAGTAAGATCAATTTCTGAGACATTTATACCTGGGCTAATTAGAGTATTTGTAATCGATGCCATTTAAGTTTCTCCTTCCATGGAAAAGGTATTTAAATTTCTAGAATTATTTATAAATTATCATTCTCTAGATCAAATAACCAGTTTCCACCGCTCTTTGGTAAATCCAAAGCTTCGTATTGATTGTCCATGCCGTTATCTACAAATCCAAAAGGTATTAAATCGTTCATAACATCTTCTTCGGATTTTTCTCGGAGTTTTATTAGTGTATTTATGTTGGTATAGTCTTTGAAATACTGCTGGTCGGTTAACCAAGCGAACAGAACCAACGGCATTACCAAGTCATCGTGTTTGCCTTCTTCCGCCTCATAGCTTTGTTTTTTACGAGAGAAAGTTGATAGTTCTTCAATCGTATGGAAGTCATTTATGATAAGCTGATTCTGTTCTATAAGCAGTTTAAGGATTGAACATCCAGTTGCTTTAACAGGTTTTGTTGTACGAACGCCTTTATCAATGTTATTGCCACCGAAGCCAGTGCTAATTTTTTTACCAGCACGACCAGCATTTTCTGTCATTAGAACGTTGTCATATTCAAAGTCAAAATGAAGCGAGTGACCGACCTGCTCGCCGATGTCGTTGATTTCAACTAACACAGATGCGTTGTTATAAGCTCTGGCTACACGATGAATCACGTCAGCGTAATCGATCGGCGTGATCATATTATTACGATAAACACAAACCTGCTGATAAGGCATTGTCGTAACATCAAGAACAGAGAAAGCTGAGTAGTCGAGACCCTTACCTCTCGAAACGTCGCAAACCATTACATAAGAATGATCTTTAATAGGTTGGAAATATTGACTTAATCCATCTTTGAAAGTGATCGGAATTTGGTGAACGAGCTCTTTCAGTTTCCAACCCGCGATCAGTGTACCAGAGCTACCCATAAACTCAACACAGTATTCCTGCTCGAATTTAGCAACGTCAAAGTTCATCGCCGCTAGAGTATTTTTT